TCTTTAACATAACTATAGATATATTCTCTTGTCCAATTTTCATACCTGGAAAAATTTATTGAAAAATTTGTTCCAATATTAAATTCTAGTGGTCTGGAAATTGTAATTGTATTAGTATTTGTGTTAATGGAAGATATTCTGGTGTTACTCTGAATGTTTAATAAATCATTTACCATTAAGTTTTCAATATTACCAAGAATAATTGTTGTATCTGCTTTTGATGCTGGTTGATTCACATATTTTAGAAAATCTTTTTTAATTTTTGGTTTATAGTTTACTAGACTTTGTTCTGGTTTATCCTGAAAGAGTTCAACAATTACACCAGGGGGTATTACAATATTTCCAGTAATGTCTCTTACTTCTGTCGTTTCCCAATGACGAGGTTTGTCCAGATATGATCCATACTTTTTTTCAGAGTATTTCGTTAACTCATCGGATGCCATCGGCCACATACTATGGACATCAATAATATTATTTAAAATTAAAATAGTCCAGAACCATTCAGAGTCTCCATACTGATCAAACGCTATACTATCTGGAGTTTCTCCATCATTAATTGTATATGAAGTTGATGATGCATAGATTGCATTAAAACTATCTCTTGCTCTAACTCTCCTAAAAATATTCTTAGAGAGTTTATATTTACCAGCAACCTTAAAGTCTGGATATAAAAAATCTGGAATTGAATTGAAAAACATTTTTAGTAACCGTTGTCTACATCTTTGCCGGTGATGATTTCTGTTTCGCTGAAACTCATATTAATGTTATATGCAACTGGGTATGGATCAGATTTATTTACCATGTGAGTAGCCCATACATTATCTGGTGTATATGAAACAGTAATATTCTTAAGTACGCATGGTTTAATCTTTGGTATAGACTTTAGTGCGCTTCCTCCAGGTTTTTTCCATGATAGATTAAAGATATATGGAACTTCTAACCATCTATCCGAAAGAGTATCTGCTGATGTTGTGCCTTCAACTACACCTAATGAACCAGAGTAGTTTGGAAGTGCATATTTTCTTATTTGTTTAATTAATTCATGAATCTTCAATTGTTCTGATTGACTTCTTGGAACCAGTTTCCAACTCAACTCAAAATTCCTCATATTAATTCCTTCAAATATTTGTTCAGTATATGGATTGGCAACTTTTCCCGCCATACCCTGAGTGATTGCATTTGCATTCAATCCCATATCCTGTACTGCTTTAAGTAATAATCCTATCTTGCCGCCACCAGCCAAACTTTGTATTGCATTTGTAGCTCCTCCGGCGTCACCAGACATTACTCCAGAAACAACTCCAGGTAACATTTTATTCAATACACCAATGGGTTGCTCACTCCACTTAAGTGCATCCGTGTAGTTTAAGTTTTCTGGAACTGGCAGTAGTATTGTTTTTTCTGGTTTGGCAGTATTTGTCATCTGAACATTACTTATTCCGCCATTAATTCTTCCCCCAACTATAGATATTATTCCAGATGTAATATCACTAGGAGTTACTGGGTTTGATGGGTTACTTATATTTGATGCGCTGGAAGCTGTTACTTGAGCAATGGGAACAAACTTCACAATATCCATTTGTAAATAATCATATACACTAGTTAAATTTGCAGGCCACATCAAATCTGTGAACTGAGTTCTGGATCTGCTATATGATTTTGATGCGGTTGCCATAAATATTTCCTGAGGTGTATTATTCTTTATATGACAAATACTTTGAAGGGAAAATTTATTCCTAGAAATACATCAAAGTATAGAGGGGACTATCGTAACATTATTTATAGGTCTTCTTGGGAATTAAAGTTCATGAAGTACTGTGATTTGAACCAGAACATTTTGGAGTGGGGTAGTGAAGAGATTGCTATTCCATATAGATCACCACTTGACGGAAGAGTTCATAGATACTTTGTTGATTTTTATATCAAAGTAAGAGATGTAAATGGTAATACTCAAAAGTATTTGGTTGAAGTCAAACCAAAAAAACAAACTAAAGAACCAAAGAAACAACAGAGAATGACTAAATCATATCTCTATGAAGTTTCTGAATATGTAAAGAATCAGGCTAAGTGGGAAGCCGCCAGAGAATTCTGTGAAGATAATAGAATGCAGTTTAAAATTATCACAGAAGACGAACTCAAGGTATGAATCAATTAAGAGGCGGAGATTCAGTAACTAAAAATAATAACTTAACTCTATTCCAGGAAGTTCGTCAACTTGCCGGAACAGAACCTAGATCATACTCTTGGTATAGAGATACTGTGAGAGCTCTTGCTACGAAGTCGGACATCTATCAAACTATGGGAACTCTGGAGGATACGATGATTCCTTCTGGTGGTGAACTTTACATGTTTGAATATAAAGCAACATATGCACAGAAGTTAAAATATTATGATGAATTTCCTTTGGTATATGTATTAGAAGGTGGAAAGAAATTCTATGGTGCAAACTTACACTATCTAAATCACAGATCAAGAATGAATGTTGTTCTTGGACTTGAAAAAGGAAGAGCAAAGTTTCCAAAACAATGTTATCATTATTATGTTTTGTCAGGTCTAGAAACACCACTATTCAAAATAAATAGAGAAGACTATAAGACCGCCATATTTCTTCCCGTTGAAAATTTTGTTACACGAAGAAAAGGTATGTATCAGCAGTATAGCAAATCATCCGTCTGGGGAGAAACCAATCAATGACCACACAAATAGACTTATTAAATGCTTATAATATTGCGGTGAATAATGAAGAATTGCAGATGACAAATTTTTCAGAATTTAAATCTGCTGTTCAAACTTATGGATTTAGTATAAACAATTTTTACGATGTTATTTTTGAGATCAATGCAAGTTCCCCTTTATATGGATCTCTTGTAAAAAAATTTGATAAAGACTTCAAGGGGCAACAGATCTCAACTACGACATCTCTGATGAGATTGTATACAGATGAGTGTTCTATTCCTGGTATCCAGATGTCAACAGGAGAGTATAGAATTAATAATTCTCCCCAGTTAAAATATGCATATGGTTCAGTGTTTAGTGAAACAAACTTTTCATTTATTATGGACGCTAATTCGGCGATAAAAAAAGTTTTTGATATCTGGACTGCATTTATGTATGGATATGCGGTTGATAATAATGTAGATGAAGATGCCGGACTTCAAGATTTATTAAATACACCAAACTCTTCAAGAACACATAGAATGAGAACTAGATATCGTGATGATTATGCAATTGATATCATTATTATTAAGTTTGAGAAACCACCGAGTAGTAAAAAAAATTCCAGAACTAAAGGTCTCATTCCATTTACAAAGAAACAAATTATTCCAGATTATCCAGACGCAAATGGAGTAAGTCAACAAACAGATCTTGAACAATACTCAAGATTTTATAGAGCAATTCCAGTCCATGCCACTAGATTATTCAAAGCGTTTCCATCAAACATTGCTTCCATACCTTTAAACTCTGGTGCATCTTCTCTGAATAAAATGTCAGTTACATTTGAATATGAAAGTTATACCACTAGTGCATTAACTGGATCAAATAGTGTTTTCGGAAATATTCTTGATGCTGTAAATGGTTGATAAATAACTTTAGATAATTATTTTATATCATAAGGAGTTGTCATGCCTTTACCAAAACTTGTTACGCCAACATATGAGTTGGAACTTCCATCAACAGGACAGAAGATTAAGTATCGTCCTTTCCTAGTTAAAGAAGAGAAAATTCTTCTTCTTGCCATGGAATCAGAAGATGAAAAACAGATGACAGATGCAGTAAAAGCAATTCTAAAAAATTGTATTCAAACTGCAAGAGTTAAAGTTGAAGATCTTGCTCTCTTTGATATTGAATATCTTTTTCTAAACATTCGTGGTAAGTCTGTTGGGGAAGAGATTGAACTTAACGTAACTTGTCCAGATGATGGTGTGACTGTTGTTCCATTCTCTATTGACATTGATGAAATCAAAGTTCAAAAAGATAAGGAACACTCAAATATTATTAATCTTGGCGGTGGAATTTCAATGGTGATGAAGTATCCAAGTATGGAACTATTTGTAAAAAATAATATTTCACAAAATTCTAATGTTGATGATGTATTTGAAATCGCTGCATCATGTATCTCTCAGATTGTAGAAGGTGAAGATGTATATGAGGCTAGTAATTTTTCTAAGAAAGAACTTCTTGCATTCTTAGAAGAGATGAGCACCCAACAATTTTTGGATGTTCAAAAGTTTTTTGAAACTATGCCAAAACTCTCTCATACTATTAATGTTACCAATCCAGAAACTGGAAAGGAAAATGAAATTGTAATTGAGGGTCTTGCATCTTTTTTCGTATAGCACTAGCTCATGAGAGTATTGAAAACTTTTATACGGTAAACTTTGCTCTCATGCAGCACCACAAGTACAGTTTAACTGAACTTGAAAATATGATTCCGTGGGAAAGAGAAGTGTACGTTACTATGTTGATGGAATACATCAAGGAAGAAAACGAAAGACAAAAACAAAGGACGAACGGATAGTATGGCAGTACCACTTCTAGGAATAGGGGCTCTACTAGGAAGAACTGGATTAATGGCCGCTGGTAGAGCCGGTCTAGGAATGGCGTCTCGTGGTGTCGCTCGTGCTGGTATCCGTGCGGGTGCTAGAGCAGGGATCAGCAGAGGAGCCAGGG